TTAAAAATCAATGTAATCTGAAAATTGTTGTCCAATATTGTCTTTTGCAAATTTTGTAATATGAGTGTAGATGTTCATAGTAGTTTTTAAGTCAGAATGTCCTAATCTATATTGAACTTGCTTTAAACTCATGCCTGATTCAAATAATAAACTTGCATGAGTATGACGGAAGGCGTGAATTCGAATAGGTTCAACCTCTTTATTTTTTGTAATTTCTAATAACCACTTTCTTGGTTTCGAGGGAGAAAGCATTCCTCCTTTTTCTGATTCAAAAATACGAGTAGAGGTTGGAAATTCTTTATGCAACTTATCGAGTATCTGACAAGTTTTTATATCTAGACTTAATAATCTATTTGAATTTGCTTTAGGAGGTAAAGTTTCATAACCTATTGGAGAATGAGAAATCGCTTTGTTTATGTCAAGCGTTCCCTTTCTATAATCATTCCATTCAAGAGCTAGAAGTTCACCTTTCCTCATTCCAGTGAAAGCTAACAATCTGAAAAGTGCTATTTTTTTAATATCATTTGTTTCTTCCACTAAGTTCATGAATTTTTTTAGCTCATCAGTATCATAAAAATCTTTTTTTTCATCAACCTTTTTCTTGATACTTTGTGATGTCACAGGAGCTGCAGGATTAGCTTGTATGTAGCCTAATAGAGCAGCATGGTTAAATACTTTACGAACCATTCCAAAGAGCTTACGGGCATATTTAAGCTTCTCTGAAAGACGATTTCGAAAGTTTTGTAATTCCATTGGGGTAAAATCTGAAAGTTTGGTATCACCTAATTCTGGTAAAATATGTTTATCAAAAGCACGTGTTGTTTTATAGTATGTACTATTTTGAACTTCTTTTTCATAAACAAGCAACCATTCATTATAAAGTTCTTTAAATGTCATTTCACTTTTAGGTACAGGATTATTAATCTTTTCTTGGATACTATGTAATGCTGCTCGAGCTTCCGCTTTCGTTTTAAAACCACTTTTTTCAGCGTATTGGCTCTTACCGTTCTTTTTTCCGATATATGCTTTAAACTTATAAGCAGTAGTACCATTTTTCTTTTTATAGGATTTTATATCCATAATTGATTTTTAACCTCTTAATATATTAGTGAAGGTGATATTCATTTAAACAAATCCCAAATAGAAAATGTTGTTTTTTTATAAACTTTATTATAAATTGACTTTTTAGGATTTTTTACATACCCTATGCCTTTTTTTCCGTATCCTGGAACAAGGGCTTTTTTTACTTTGCGTTTTGCTTTACCAGTAGTGCGAGACTTAATACTCTTTTTAATACTGGGTTTTCTTATTCCAAATTTCATTTCAGGCTTTTCCTTTAATATTATGGAGCATTCCATAGTGCATTGTCAATTTCTTCTTGAGCAATCCATATATTTTCAAATGTTGCTTCTATATTTAAAAAGGCGCAGAGCTTATAAGGGGAAGCCCAAGCTCGGTCGTATTGATTTTCTTCTACAAAACGAGGTGCGATATTTCTAAATGTATAACGGTTTGCTTGTGCTTCATTGCGATTATGTTCTATCACTTTCAGTCGCTTATTAACTACCGCTAATGCTCTACCAGTAACAAGGTGTCCTATTTCATGGAGTGCTACAAACTCAACATGATCACAGTGTAAAGATAGGTTGAGTACTATAGCACCATTAGGGTATAATACACATTTTGGAATATACGAACCTTCCTCGCTATATTCATTATCTATCCAGATTATCTCGATCCCTGTATCTTTGATAATATCTTTCCAGTTCATTTAAGCTCCTATTTTTTTGTTTCTTTATCCATAGCAGCTTTTTTAGCTTCAATAATGATACGCAACATTTCACGATCTGATTCGTTAAGTTCTCCGCCAGAATAGTTTTCTACACTGTCGAGAATTTGGTCGATAGTTAAATTTGGTACGTCAGACTTTCCTTCACGTCCAAGTAGATAGTCAACTGAAACGTTAAAGTAGTCTGCTAACTTTTGTAAAGTTTGTCCATTTGGAATTTTATTTTTTAGAGAATAAAGATAATTTTCTCCGAGTCCTAATTCAATCGCAACTTCTTTAACGGTTTTGTCACGACTTTTTGATAGTTCTTTAATACGGTCTAAGATAGTCATATCAAGCCTTTCGAGTATCTTACAGATACAAAAACTATTAAAAAGTAAGTTTTGTTATTGACAAAACTATTTAAAAGTTGTATTATTATATTTGTAAGATAAATAGTTAGAAAATAAGTTAGAAAAAACACCTTAACACAAAACGTTAATTAACAAGCTTGCAGGCGGTTATACACGTTCGATTAAGTCTTTTCTTTATGCTTATATTGTACGCTTTTTGATAGTTTGTGTCAAGAAGAAACTACAAAACAATCTAACTTTTTATCTAATTTTAGAAAATAAAAAGCCGTTAGGCAGAAAGGATAAAAATGTCAGAAGTAGAACAAAGCTTTGATTCGCAACGTTTAAAGATTGTTGAGTTCATGGAGACTCATGGTAAAAATAATAAGGATGTGATTTGGGCCTATGAAAATATTAAAAATCCTCCTTATAAGTTTGCAGCAACTGATATTAGTGCTGTATTACATGGAAAAAGGAAATACACTCAGTCAGTTAAATGGTTTATCACATTTCTAATAAAATACTATGACTTAGATATTTAGAGAGGAAATCTTATGTTCGAAGAAATGATTCAAAAGATTAGAGATTCAGTTAGAGCTACAATTCTTGATTGCTTACACGATTTTATTTCTAAGGATAGTAGTTATAGCCTAGCTCTATCAAAAAAGGAAGTTATGGAATTAATAGGATGTAAAGATGATAGTACGTTTGAGTTATCATTTAAGCCTTATCTTAAATCAGCTGAAATCAGTTATGGGAAATCAAGCGTGAAGTGGTCGAGAGATTTAGTAATTGAATGGTTCTCTAATCCCCGTAACTTACAAGTACAACGTAGAGGGAAATAAATATTGAAAGGTTCTGTTATGAGTAATGTTATTGACGAACATCAAAGGTCTACTCAACATGAAAGAATTCTTCAGTGGTTTGACAGTCATGCTTCATTAACACGTTGGGAGGCTTTAACTTTTCTTGGTATTTGGGAAGCACCAGCGAGAATAAGTGAGTTGAGGAAACAAGGATATCAGTTTCATACAAAACTTGAAAAAGGTGTTAGTGAATCTGGATATACGTTTCAGAGCGCTGTATGGACATTAGAAGATAGTTCAGAAGTGTAGGAAGGATAAGTTATTCATGTATCTAATCGTAGAGCGAGATACCGGCGAAATATTGGCAGATATCATCACTAAAAACGATTGGTGGATGAATATCATTGCTAGTCGATTGAATGCTAAGGCAGTCAAATTATAAGGAGAAAAAAATAATGAATGAAAAAAAGACAAAAATTTTTATTGAAGAAATAACAAAAATTGCTGAAAAAAATGATATGAGCTTTGGTGAACTATCACATGCGTTATTCGAAGCAAAAAGACACTTTGAAAAAAAGAAAAGTGAAACAAAAATAAGAGCAACTAGCTGTAACTAGTTACTCTAAATACATAGCTTTTACAAAAATTCAGTATAAGCATCATTATAAAGTTCTTTAAATATTGCAAGAGAAGCAGAATCTGAGTCTACATCTACATCATGTGGGTAGGTTTTAAGTTCATATTCTGAAATTCTACGAAATTCAGAGCTTGCAAATGCAAGAGCAAATTCATGAGCTTTTTGATCTAAATCCATCGAAAAACTCCTTTCTATGAGTATTAAGCAGATACCGTGAATATCAGCTCAACAATATTATACCAAGGAGAAGCAATAAAAACATAATACAGGAGAAAATAATGCTAATTGCCACACAGTTTGTAGCTAGTAATGACAGCATAGTTACAGCTATTTTAGACGAGCAAGGTAAAGAAATTAAATGGGAAATATGGGGTGTACGGTTTCCCCGTATGTTCTACAAATTAAGCGATTATCTTCGCTACATGACAAAATAAAAAGCTTCTAGGAAAACTAGAAGCAGCATAAATAAATTATTCTGTTTTTGAGTGATGTAACCCTCGAGCTAAAGCTTCGCTTTCAGTCATTGAAATAACAGGGTATTTTGGAGCTGGATGTATTGCTGAATCATTGTACCAGTAAACACTAGTTTTCCCATTGTCAACAACATACACTGTTCGGTTATTCTCAGTTTCAGTTGTAGCAATGTCAGCTTGTGCTTGTTGTGTGGCAGCTTGAGCTTCGGCTTGTCTCTGAGCTTCCACTTGTTTACTAGCTTCAATTTCATTGCTTTGACTTATAGCAATAGATTGAGCTTCAGCTTTCTTAGATTGTTCAGCTTGTCTAGAGGCTTCAATCTGCCTAGCTTCCTCAGCTCGTTTGGTTTCTTCCGCCTTTTTTGCAGATTCCGCTTTTTCCTTAGAAGCTTTGATTTCCGCTTCTTTAGATTTAGAAATTTCCGCTGCTTCAAAGCTTGCTTTGGCTTTAGAAGAAGAATCGTTAGTTAATTTTTTGGAAGTAGCCGCTGTTGAGACTGTTTTATCACTTCCAGATGCAGTATTGTTACTTGATAGTGATACGCCAACAATAAATAGGGCAAGTCCAACAAAAATAACAATTACGGGATTTCTCTTAGGCTTCTTTTTAAATAAATTAATAACAACCATGATAATGCCAACAAAAAAAGCTACTATCCCTAATAGTCCCAAAAAAGTACTCATAAAACAAATTTTCTAATCTAGCTTTTAACGAGGATCAAGACACTGCTCGATAAAAATCATTAAATAATATTATGAAGATTAATTCTTTTTATCAGACCGTCCCACTAAATAATCGAGATGACAGTGTATACATTGCGTTGGCATTTCCAATTTAAAGTTTACAAAACTAGTACCTATGGTCTTGAAAGTTATTTGTCTTTTCAATTTTTCCACTTCCCTTGATCTTATTGTATTTAAATAAAAAAGTTCCCAACGGCAATTGGGAACTATAAAAAGAATGTGTAATTCTCAATTTCTACTCTAATTATAGCATAAAAAAAGCGAAAAATAGCCCTGTTTTAATGATTTAAATAAAGGGAGCGTAACTCCTTATATATCAATGTTCTAGGTGCTATATTGTCTTTTCCGATTATGTTATATATTTACCATTATTTGGAGGTGATAGATTGATAGAAATTCAAGAATATGAAATGCATTTGATCGATAATGAGATCGCTGCAAACACACGAAAAAACTATTTGAATACTTTGCGGCAGTTGGATGCATTTTTGGAAATTAATGATTGTGCATTAAGTAAAGCAGCGTTGATTAAGTTTAAGCAATATTTGCGAGAACATGAATACAAGCCTAAGAAGCACTACACCATGAAAACCATTAACCAGAAAATAACGAGTATTAATGTATATCTCAACTGGTTAGAGCGAGAAGAATTCATAACTGATAAACTTTCTATCAAACTTTTGAAAGCTCAAACAATGGAACACAGGGAATCTATCACAAAGAGCGATTATAAAAAGTTGTTAAAAAATTGTGATGATGAAGAATTAGAACTTTTCATTCTGACAATTGGGAATACTGGTGTGCGAATAACGGAAGTATGTTCTCTCAAAGTATCTGATCTCAACCAAAAGACTATTTTAGTTGAGAACAAAGGGAAAGAGCGGGCAATTGCAATGCCACAATTTCTGAAGAAGAGATTGAAAAAATTTGTGAGGGACAACGGTATTACAGATATTATCTTTGCAAAAGACCAAAGAACGTATCGTGCGGACTTGAAGAACCTTGCAGGCAAAGCAAAAGTGAATAAAGACAAGGTTTATCCTCACTCTATTAGACATTACTTTGCAAAAGCATTCTTGGAGAATGGTGGAGATTCTACAGTTTTGCAGCAATTACTTGGCCACAAACAGATAGCAACAACAACTATTTATACCAAACTCAATTCTAATGAGTTGAGCGAACAATTTAGCAACATAAAAAATATTTAGCATATGTGCCGGGATTCACACTAAAAGCGAACAGAAAAGTTTGTCCAGAACACGAATAATAACTAAAATCGTATTTTGTCATTGAAACCACGGAAAAGCTATAGTGTTCACCAAATGGACTGCATCCCAGTAACATTGATTGGAGTCTTTGTTACTGGATTTTATAGAAATTAAAAACTTGAAAAATAAATAGAATAAGGAGAAATCATGGAAAAAGAAAGTGATTTCCACGGAGTCAATTATTATGTGGTTATTCCTCAAGAAGTACTACATGATAACAGATTAACTCCTTTAGCAAGATTGATATATGGGGAAATATCAGCTCTAGCAAACATTACAGGATTTGCTTGGATCAGCAATGGAAAACTTGCAGATAAGTACGGTGTTTCTAAGCCGACAATTAGTGTAACAATCAGTAAGTTACAAGAGCTAGGGTATATAAGAAGTAAGATTTTTTATAAAGATAAAAGTAAAGAGATTGAGCGAAGAGAGCTATATATCAACCCTATACAGAAAAATCTAAATACCCCCATTAGAAAAAACAAAATACCCTCTTTAGAAAAAACTAGTGAGCCTATTAAGAAAAATCTAAAAGATAATAACACAATTAATAACACAATTAATAATAAAAGAGACATCGTAGATAGCTCTACAGTCGTAAATTTTTATGAAAATAACATCGGTTCTCTTACTGGGTATATAGCTGAACGAATTACAGAGTGGCTATCAGAACATAGCCAAGAAATGGTATTAAAAGCAATGCAAATTGCTGTTGATAATGGAGCTAGGAAAGTTGGTTATATCAACTCTATACTTTCAAATTGGAAAAAATCAGGAAACAAAAATATTTCTGATTTAGAAGCTCATGAAAGTAAACGTTCCAATAAATCACAATTTAAAAAGGTGACTAAAGAAGCTCCAGAATGGTCACAAAAGAAATATGTAGATAATACTAGTGCTGATCAGAAAGCTAAATTTGAAGCTTATAAAGCCAAACGAAAAGAGGAAAAAAATGCATCTAGTTAGATATCGAAGAGATACGCATAATAGACCAGCTTTTCTTACAGGTAATTTCTACTATTGTGAAGAACCAGATCAACATAATAATCATTGGCGCAGATTTCATGAACATGCTTGGGATTTACCTTTGGAACGTGCAGAACAGTTGAGAAATGACTTTCAAAAGCGTGACAGTAAGAATATTTACAAGATAGTCAAGACTGAACAGGAATGTCAAGATAAGCTCAAAAGAGATTTAGAAAAGTTAGGAAGGTTGTAGTATGACAAGTTATACAAGTAAATTATTTAAAAGACTGCATCTCATATCAATCCAACGAGTAAGAGATGGATATGGTAATCAAAATGTATATATAGAAAATAAAGATAGAGATGCACTCAGAGAAATATATAAAGCAGTCTATAAGCATTCTAACAACGGTGAATATATGACATGGAAACAACTGAAAACGGTCTTGGATAAGAAACTGGAAGGAAATAGATATATTTTTGATTAGGGTGTAAAGATGAAAGAAAAAATAGTGAGAGAAACAAAGCTAGCTGTTTTAGAAATTATCCAAGGTGATGAGGTTCTATTTTCAGGCAACACCAACGAAATAAAAAAATACTTTGAAATAGATCAAAAAGAAAATTAATTCATGGCGAGGTAAAGGTATTAGTGTACAACGGGGCAGAGTTCCTAAGCCTACAACAATTTATGCTAAATTTATTGGCCATGAGTATGGGATTGTAGAATCAACACGTAATACAAGTAATGTTTCAAAGTTTATGATTTCAGAAATTGAAGAAGAAAAGCTTCGAGAAACTGAAACTAAAGAAGAGCGTCAATTAAGACGACAAACAAAGAGAAAAATCATGATGGAAAATTTGCGAAAGGAGTATTTCAATGGGTGAAAGATTAACAAAACTTGCAGTTGTTGAAGTATGGCAATATGGAAAAGTTATTTTTACAGGAAATAGCTTGGAAGTAAAAGAACATTTTAATTTTTCGCAGAAACAATTCAATCGCATAAGTATGATGGGTAGAACAGTTCAAAACGGTTCAAAACCAAGAGCACAAACAATGTATGCAATAAAAATAGGGGAAGAAAAAATTTTAGTACCTTATCAAGCAAAAGGTAAGTGTGCTTCAATCGAAAGAGGGAAAGAAACCAAAGAAGAGCAACGCCTAAGACGAAGAATCCAAAGGGATATGATAAGAGAGGAATTTTACAATGGGAACAATGAAGCGACACTTTAAAAAATTGACCGATAATGCAACTATGCCAGAACGAGCTACAAAAGGTTCTGCTGGCTATGATATTTCAGCAAGTGAAACTGTAACTATTCAACCTGGGGAAATTAAGCTTGTACATACTGGCCTAGCTGCTCAAATGGAACAAGATGATGTGATGTTACTTATAGACCGTAGCTCAAATCCACGAAAGCGTGGCTTAGTTCTTTCTAACTCGGTAGGTGTAATTGATCATGATTACTTCCCAAGTGAGTTCATGGGAATGTTTACGAATATCACAGATAAACCAGTAACCATTGAAGCAGGTCAGCGAATTATGCAAGCAGTGTTTGTAAAGTATGGCTTGGTTGATGATGATAATGCGTTAGGACACCGCACAGGCGGATTTGGAAGTACAGGAGATAAATAATGGGAATTGAAAATATAATTGCAGCACTTATCTGTCTAGTAGCTGCAATTGTTTATACAGTATTGGCAATAAGAGCAGAAAAGGCCCGCTTCTATCATCAAAAGCAAGGTGATAAAAATGCAGAGGTTTTAAAGGAACTTACAAAATTATGGGCTTCATCAGCTAAGCCATCTAAAACAGTAACAAAATGCGAAATTTGCCATGAAAATACAGCAATGGCAACAGTGGACCATGAATTACTTTGTAGGAGTTGCTATGAAAAAATTGAGGTGGAAGAATGACATTTGCAGTTTATAAAGGGGAAGAATTCCTTGATGAAGGTACAGCTGAAGAACTTGCAGAACGCTTTGGTGTAACTCCCAAAACTATTAGATGGTGGGCTACACCGACTAGCCATAAGCGAGATAAAGGAAATCGCAAGACTGCGGTTAGATTGGATTGAAATGACAAAAACAAAGTTGCAAATCATGCGTGAGAAGAAGGGGCTGACTCAAATTCTGACGGTACGGGTCTTATGGTACAAGTCGTTGCCGAAGCCCTCGGCTGCTCGGTAGATGAATTGGTGGAGTGAAATAAAAAAGCTAGCCACAAGGCTAGGATTTAAAATTTATCTATAACTATAACTCATTCGAGTTTCTTTATTTGGAAGAGTTAGACAATAGGCGAGTATAAAAGGACCAGCATACGGGATAAGGAAAAGGAATAAAGTTCCCCAGTGTAACCCAGCATTGTTCAACCTTCTAATAGTGATTGTAAGAGTTGGAAGTAAAGTTACTAAAAAGTACACAGCTGATAGGGACATACTTCCAATTACAAGAATGTCATCAAATAGACCGTTACCGTAACTGTGTCGCATTCCAATACCAATTATTAGGGTAATGAATAGAGCAGTATAGATACAAAAGTGAGTGAGCATGATTTTCCAGAAATCACCTACATTACATTCATCCTTAAAGTTGGAATATTTTGTCCAAAATGTCTTATATGTATGTTTCATATTTACCTACTTTCTATAAGACTATTATACTTTGCAAAACAGGAGGTGATACTTACAAAAGTGTAATAAAATTTAGTCTGTTTTAACCAAAATAAAAAAAGCCTTATAAAGGCAGTGATTACAGGGGAGTACAGCTTATAAAGCAACTTCCGATTATATTATATATTTACCATAGTTAAAGGAGAATAAAATGGAAATATTTTTTAAAACAGAAGAAAAAAGCGTTCTTTTTTCTACCAATAAAACTCAAGTAGTTGAACTTCGAGGATTAACTGTAGATGAGGTTGAAGCAACAATCAAGTTTTACAATGGCTTAAAAACCGCGAGAGAATTGAATGAAACAGAAAATGAGGTAGTGGAATGAGTAAGTTTATTGAAAACACAGTAGTTGGTATTGTAGTAGCAGGATTTATGGTGCTGTTTATTGCAATTATATTCAGTATTGTTAAATGGGTTCTTGGATTTTAAAGGAGATAAAATGTCATTAATAGAAGAAATAAAAAGTATAAACCAAGAATCACACCAAAAATGGTTTGAACGCTGGTATCAAAAAATTGATTTAGAAAATACAATCAAACGTTCTGCAAGTAAAGGATATGCAGGCTATCGTATTGATATAAGCGAACAACATGACAATTATTTGAGGAGACGGTTAGGAAGCGACAAGACTATTGTCCTTTTAAAAAATAAATTAGGTGAGGGATTTGAAGTTACCTTGGAAGAAGAGCAGCTAACGAATCTTTTAAAGCAAACAAGGTACAGAAGCTACATCCGTATTAGATGGTAGCATGAAAAAAAGCCCGCTGGAACGGGCTTAGGCATGAGGTTTATCTGTCTATATTATAACATACTGAGAGGAGTTGTACATGCCAAAGATAGACAGATTAGATAAACTGATTCGAGATTATGTTAAGGGACATCTTGATAAACGAATTGAAGCAAGGATAGAACAACTTACTTATAAATCAAGAGTAGACAATATGGGAATACGTACGGCCTTTAACGGAGAGTCAGAACAGCTAAGGAAAGTATTACTTGAAGAAAAGATTGAAGAAGATAAGCTGATACTAAGTTTGAAGCATGAGAAATATCAAATAGAAACATGGATTAACTGTTCTAATTTTGATAATGCGAGACAAATTTGTGAGGCAAGATGGTGTAATGATTTACCACAGTGGAAGCTAGAAGAGAAGTATCATATGAGTAGAAGCACCATTTATCGAAACTATAAGGAATTAAAAGAAACTATTATTCGCTGGTCGGGTTTCAAAGTCTGAAAACGTGACACAATAGCGACACAAAGATGACACAACAACCTATGTTTTTAATGCGATAATAGTATTATGAACAACTGAGCAGAACACAAATAATATTAGTCACGGTGAACAAAGAGTGCTAATGTTGTTCAACAATAAGTCGGTAGCAAAAGCTATCGGCTTTTTGTATTTAGATATTGAAGGAGAGGACATGGCACTTAGAGCTGACAGGTCTGGCGCACATCGTGTAGCATTTGATAAGAACCGTAAGGTTCTATTAAAGACACAGAACACTTGTGGTATCTGTGGTAAGCAGATTGATAAGAGACTTAAAGCACCTGATCCAATGAGTCCAGTTGTTGACCATATCATTCCTATTAATAAAGGTGGACATCCTTCTGCGATTGAGAACTTACAGCTCGCTCATTGGACTTGTAACCGTCAGAAGTCTGACAAGTTATTCAAGAATAAACAAGAAGAACCTAAAGTGCTTGGTAACCGCAACCTGCCACAGAGCCGTGATTGGTCTTCTTATGTATCTTAATTTATTTATGAATAACTATATTAAAAATAATTTTAAACGCAAGAGAAAGTAAATAGGGGGGCATAGCACCCTCCCCCTGGGTCGGCTCGTACTTCACGCCGTCACTGTACATTTTTTCTCGTGCGACATTTGAAAAGAGGTGAGAAGATTGACAGAAAAAGGTATTGGATACCTCAGATATAAGCTTTCGACACGTAAACGAAGAGCAACCATGCGTTATGAACAGTATGCAATGAAACACACTGATAGGGCAAAAGGAATTACAATTCCAATAGAACTCAGTGCACAATATCGTGCCATTTTAGGATGGTGTGCAAAGGGTGTAGACAGTCTTGCAGATCGTCTTGTTTTTCGTGAATTTGAAAATGATGATTTTGAAGTAAATAACATTTTTGCAGAAAATAATCCTGATGTGTTCTTTGATAGTGCAATTTTATCATCGCTCATTGCATCGTGTAGCTTTGTTTATATTTCAAAGGGGGAAAATGACGATGTTAAGCTGCAAGTTATTGAAGCAACGAATGCAACAGGGATTATTGATCCAATAACTGGCTTGTTAACGGAAGGATATGCTGTACTAGAGCGAGATGAAAACAAAAATGCTGTTTTAGAAGCTCACTTCTTGCCAGATCGTACAGATTATTATTATAAAGACCAACGATCTAACTTTTCTATTCCAAATGTTACGCAGCATCCACTTTTAGTTCCTATATTGCACAGGCCTGATGCTGTTAGACCGTTTGGCCGTTCTCGTATTACACGTTCAGGAATGTATTGGCAAAGTAATGCAAAGCGTACACTTGAACGTGCGGATGTTACTGCAGAGTTTTATTCATTTCCTCAAAAGTATGTCACAGGATTAAGTGATGATGCTGAACCGATGGAAAGTTGGAAAGCAACAGTTTCTAGTATGTTGCAATTCACAAAAGATGAAGATGGCGACAAACCATCGCTTGGACAATTCACAACACCAAGTATGTCACCCTTTACAGAACAGCTTAGAACAGCTGCAGCAGGATTTGCTGGTGAAACAGGTTTAACACTAGATGATTTGGGCTTTGTTTCTGATAATCCATCTTCTGTTGAAGCAATCAAAGCAAGTCATGAAAATTTACGGCTTGCAGGAAGAAAAGCACAACGTAGCCTAGGATCTGGATTCCTAAATGTTGCATATTTAGCAGCATGTTTGCGTGATGACTTTGCTTATCAGCGTTATCAATTTAACAAAACAATTCCAAAATGGGAACCATTGTTTGAAGCAGATGCAAGTATGTTAAGCATGATTGGAGATGGAGCAATTAAGCTTAATCAAGCAATTCCTGAGTTTATGAATAAAGAAACAATACGTGATTTAACAGGTATTAAAGGGGGGTAATCAATGGATGATATTTTACCTTCCCTTTTAGAAAAAATAAACAGAGATTTTGATGAAAGAGCTGCAAACAGTCAAATATTAAAGCAATCAGTCAAGCTTTTAAAGGATAAAAAAGCAACCTATATACAAGCTAATGAATTCGGTGTTGAAATAGGGAAAATTTTATCTGATGTACTAGGTACGCATGTCACTGTTAATGTTTTACCTGATGGGAAAATGTATTTCAACATTGCAGACAGGTTATTGAATACAGTGCTGCAAAAGAATTTTGACTTAATTTCTGGTTATACAGCAGATATTCAAACACAACTCAATAGTTTAGCTGGTTTTCGTTTAAAAGCTCAATATCCAGAACTCAATCAAGATAGAATTGATGGTATTGTTAATCGTATCTCCAGTGAAGATGATTTTGAAAAGATTCTTTGGCTCTTACAAGAACCAATTGTGACTTTTAGTCAAAGTGTTGTTGATGATACTCTTAAGAAAAATATTGATTTTCAAGCAAAATCAGGTTTAAAGCCTAAAATCATACGTAAATTAGTAGGTAGGGCTTGTGATTGGTGTAGAAATTTAGCTGGAACATACAATTATCCAGATGTACCCAGCGAAGTATATCAAAGACATGAACGATGCCGATGCACAGTCGAGTATGATCCAAGAGATATGGACCGAATGCGACAAGATGTTTGGTCAAAAAATTGGATTGATCCTGACAAATCATCAAAGCTTAATAAGCGTAAGACTTTAAATTTAAAGAAAAAGAAATAATTATCCCAGCGATAGGGTTATCATGCATTTGATTGAAGGAGGAGAAACATGACTGCTGAAGTACGATTTGGCAATCAGTATCCTACTCAATCGGTAATTCTTCCATATACAGAAACAAAGTATCTTGAAGCAATTGAACTTTATACTAAAACCAAACGAAAATGTTATGAGTGGCAACACAATATTTTGAAAGATATTATGGCTGTTGATGAAAATGGCCTATGGGCTCATCAAAAGTTTGGTTATTCCATACCTCGGCGAAATGGTAAAACAGAAATTGTTTACATGCTTGAACTTTGGGCTTTGGAAAATGGTCTCAGTACTTTACATACAGCCCATCGTATCAGTACCTCACATTCTTCTTATGAGAAATTAAAAAAATATCTTGAAGATAGTGGATATGTAGAAGGTGAAGATTTTAATTCTATCAAGGCAAAAGGGCAAGAAAGACTTGAACTTTATGAAACAGGTGGAGTTATCCAATTCCGAACTCGAACATCTAGCGGTGGACTTGGTGAAGGATTTGACTTCTTAGTAATTGATGAAGCTCAGGAATATACAACTGAGCAAGAATCTGCTTTGAAATACACTGTTACAGATAGTGCTAATCCTATGACCATCATGTGTGGTACACCACCAACTCCAGTTTCAAGTGGTACGGTTTTCACGCATTACCGGGATAATACGCTAGCAGGAAAATCAAGATATTCGGGATGGGCTGAGTGGTCAGTTGAAGATATCAAAGGTATCCATGACATAGAAGCTTGGTATCATTCTAACCCCTCAATGGGTTATCACCTTAATGAGCGTAAAATAGAAGCAGAATTAGGGGAAGATAAACTTGATCATAATGTGCAGCGTTTAGGGTATTGGCCAAAATACAATCAAAAATCAGCTATTTCAGAAAGAGAATGGAAATCTTTGAAAGTAAACCGATTGCCAGTACTTAAAGGAAAGCTTTTTGTAGGGATTAAATACGGGAATGATGGTGCAAATGTTGCCATGAGCATTGCTGTAAAAACTCTATCAGGAAAAATTTTTATTGAAGCCATCGATTGTCAGTCTATAAGAAATGGGAATCAATGGATAATAAATTTCTTGAAAAAAGCAAATGTTGAAAAAGTTGTTATTGATGGTCAAAGTGGTCAAGGAATATTAGCAGCTGAGATGAAAGATTTCAAGCTGAAAGCACCTATTCTACCTACTGTAAAAGAAATTATCAATGCAAATTCACGTTGGGAACAAGGAATATTTCAAAAATCATTTTGTCATGCTGATCAACCATCATTGACAGCATCAGCTACCAATTCTGAAAAACGGAATATTGGTAGTAGTGGCGGATTTGGGTATAAATCTCAATTTGATGATATGGATATCTGTCTTATGGATAGCGCCTTGTTAGCGCACTGGGCTTGTAGCAATAACAAAGCCAAGAAAAAACAACAAATTAGATACTAAGCGACTTTTCAAGTCGTTTTTTTGTATCAAAAATTACCGAACTGCCGGGAAAGCAGGAGAAAGGATTCTACTATGTCAGAATTTAAAACAATTGAAACGCAAGAAGAGCTTGATGCAATTATCAAAGAACGTTTATCACGTGCTGATAAAACGCATGAAGCACGCATTGCAGAACTTGAAACACGCAACAAGGAACTTGAAGCTGAGAACGTTGCTTTTAAAACAACGATTGAAGAAACAAGTGAATCAAGTAAAAATTGGGAACAAGAAAAAGCTGATTATCAAAAACAAATTGATACTTACAAAACAGCACAACTTAAACAATCTATTGCTCTAAAAGCAGGACTGCCGCTGGATTTGGCAGACCGTTTGACAGGGGATGATGAAGAAACTCTAAAAGCTGATGCGGAACGCTTCAGCAGCTTCATTAAACCTAGCACACCTCCCGCTCCACCAAAACAATCTGAACCACCATTAGGTGAAGGAAAAGAAGGGGCTTATAAATCACTAATTCAAAATTTAAACACTGAAGGAGAATAAAATTATGGCAGTATTATCAAAAGGTAGTCTATTTGAACCAACGTTGGTAAAAGACCTTGTGAACAAAGTTAAAGGGAAAAGTTCCCTTGCAGTATTATCGAATCAAGAGCCAGTAGCGTTCAATGGCCAAAAAGAATTCACATTTACAATGGATTCTGATATCGATATCGTTGCAGAAAATGGTAAAAAATCACATGGTGGTGTTACACTTGAGCCGCATATCATTGTACCAATCAAGGTTGAGTATGGTGCACGTGTTTCTGATGAATTTCTTTATGCATCAGAAGAAGAACAAATTGATATTTTGAAAGAATTTAATGATGGTTATGCTAAGAAACTTGCACGTGGTCTTGATATCATGGCATTTCATGGTATTAATCCTCGTTCAAAAGCAGCTTCAACAGTTATTGGAAATAACCACTTTGACAGTAAAGTCACTCAAACTGTTGATTTCACAGCTGCAAATCCAGATGCAAATATTGAAGCTGGTGTAGCTTTAATCCAAGGTTCAGAAGGTACTGTAACTGGTCTTGCAATGGATACAGCATTTTCTTCTGCTTTAGCTGCAATGCGTACTGGTGGAGATACAAATATTCGCTTGTTCCCAGAACTTGCATGGGGTGCAAATCCTGGATCAATCAATGGCTTACAAGCTGACATCAACACTACAGTAGGTGTTGGAGGAACAGACTCAGCTATTCTAGGCGATTTTACCAATATGTTTAAATGGGGTTATGCAAAAGAAATCCCACTTGAAGTTATTCAATACGGTGATCCAGATAACAGTGGTCAAGATTTGAAGGGATATAACCAAGTTTATCTTCGTTCAGAAACTTACCTTGGATGGAGCATTATGGATGAAGCTAGCTTTGCTCGTGTAGTTAAACCTGCAGCAGGTGGAGGGGAATAAGATGCAATATAAAAACAAAAAAACAGGAGTTGTTATTGATACACCATGCATTATTAATGGCGGTGATTGGGTACCTCATGTCGAAAAAACTAAAAAGGTAGTTGAAGTTGAAGAGGTTCAAAAAGAACAAGAAGATACGAAACCTGTTGAAACTGAACCTGTTGAACAAGAAGTTGTAGTTGAAGAACCAGAAGAAACTACAGACAATGTTCCAGAAGAAATTACAAAAGCGCAAATTATGCAGGAGTTAGATGCTTTTGGAGTGAAATACAACCCACGTGACAAAAAACAAGTGTTATACGATCTCATGGTTGCACAAGGGAAGTGATATTATGGCAGATTTTGCAACAATTGGTGATGTTAACACAATATGGCGACAATTAAAGTCAGATGAAGTGGAACGTGCAAAAATGCTTCTTTCAATTGTATCGGATTCATTACGTGAAGAAGCTGATAAAGTTGGTAAAAATCTTGATCGAATGATTGAAGAAAAACCACCATATTTTAAAAATGTTGTTAAGTCTGTCACTGTAGACATTGTTGCACGTACACTTATGACATCGACTGATCAAGAACCAATGACCCAAACCACAGAAAGTGCTTTGGGTTATTCTTTTTCAGGCTCTTATCTTGTACCAGGAGGTGGCCTTTTTATCAAAAATTCTGAGTTAAGTCGTCTTGGATTGAAAAAACAAAGATATGGGGTGATTGATTTTTATGGGCCATCTTAAAGGAGTAACTGTAACACTTATTGATAAAGTGGAAGCAGGTAAAGACCCTTTTGGGAAACCAATTTATAAGGACCAACCAATTGAAATTGAAAATGTGTTGATTGCACCGACATCATCAGATGATATTGTTAATCAATTAACTCTGACAGGTAAAAAAGCAGTCTACACTCTTGCAATTCCAAAAGGAGATTCTCATGACTGGACCAATAAAGAAGTTCAGTTTTTTGGAAAAACTTGGCGTACTTTTGGGGAACCGCTTGAAGGTATTGAAGACCTTATCCCACTACAATGGAATAAGAAAGTGACGGTGGAATATTATGGCTAAAAAAGGTTTTAAGCTTAATTATAGTGGAGTATCTAGCTTGATGAAATCTCCAGAAATGCAAGCAGTCCTTGAAGCAAAGGCTTCAGCAGTGAGACAACGTTGTGGGCCGGGATATGGTCAAGATATTCATGTAGGTAAAAATCGTGCAAATGCAATGGTATTTGCGGAAACTTATGAAGCAAAACGTGACAACAAAAAGAACAATACAATTTTAAAGGCGGTACGTTAGATGATTGAGGTTATTATAAAAAAATATCTTGACGAACATCTCACTGTATCGTCTTTTTTGGAGAAGGTGGAAGATATGCCGGATAGCTATGTACTGTTTGAAAAAACAGGAAGTAGTAAGTTCAATTATCTTTCAGCATCAACATTTGCTTTTCAAAGCTATGCACCATCGATGTATGAAGCCGCAAAACTTAATGAAGAGCTAAAAGAAATTGTAGAACAGCTTGTTATTCTTGATGAAATAAGCGGTGTCTCACTAAATAGTGACTATAATTTCACAGATACAGAAACTAAAGAATACCGCTATCAAGCGGTTTTTGACATTAATCATTACTAGGAGGAAATATGGCACAAGTAGAAAATGTAACTACTGCAAAGCCCAAAATTGATGGTGCTATCTATTCAGCACCTAAGGGCACAACATTACCAACCGATGCAAAAACAGCTCTTGATGCAGCATTTAAACCATTGGGATATGTTTCAGAAGATGGACTGACAAACTCAAATTCACCATCATCTGATAGTATCAAAGCTTGGGGTGGTGATACTGTTGCTACAGTGCAAACCGAAAAAGAAGATACATTTAGCTATACATTGATTGAAGCATTAAATATTAATGTCCTTAAAGAAGTGTATGGTAATGATAATGTAACTGGAACGCTAGAAACAGGAATTACAGTGAAGGCAAACTCAAAAGAGTTGCTGGAACATCCAGTTGTTATTGATATGACTTTACGTGATGGAGTTTTCAAACGAATTGTTATCCCTTATGGTAAAGTCTCAGAACTTGGAGACATTTCTTATACTGATTCTGATGCAGTCGGCTTTGAACTAACATTATCAGCGCTACCTGATACAACAGGAAATACACATTACGATTACACTATTGATCCAAATGCAGCTACAAACCCAGGAGGAGGAGAATAATGTTAAAAGGTACTACTAAATTAGGATTCCGTTATGAAATCTCAGATAACCGATTAAATAATTTTGAGTTGCTTGAAATGGCTAATGAGGTTGATGAAAATCCAGCATTAATGGGTAAGCTTCTTAATTTATTGCTGGGAGAACGACAGGCAAAAAATTTAAAGAATTATTTACGAGACGAAGAAGGATTTGTACCAGCAGATAAAATCACTGAAACAGTATTTGAAATTTTTTCAAATAAAAAAGTAAAAAACTAATCCTCCTCGCCAGAATGATAAAGTTTGATGAGGAATCACTAATTTGTGACCTTGCAGAAACTTATCATATTTACGATTACAGACAGCTATCACCTCAACAGATAGCTGTTTTTTCTATAGGTTTAAGAGAAAACTCAAGAATCAAAATGAAGATGTTTAATCAGTCTGTTCCACTTGAAACAATGCTTTTAGCAGGAATTCAAGACAAATTGAACATTTCTTTATGGTTCAAGACTAAGGATGGCCAAAAAGGTAAAAATAAACCAAAAATGATTGTAGATATCCTTAATAAACCAGTAGAAAAACCAAAAAGAAAAATTCAATTTAATTCTGGCGAGGAATTTGAAAAATATCGTCAGCAACTCTTTAGAAATGGAGGTAAAAACTAGTGGCTACAGAATTAGGTCAAGCTTTTGTACAAATTATGCCATCTGCACGAGGTATATCTGGTTCAATCTCGAAGCAACTTGATCCAGAAGCTGATTCAGCGGGTAGAAGTGCAGGTTTAAAAATTGGTACAGCATTAAAAGTAGCAGCTATAGCAGGTGTTGTTGCAACAGGGGCAGCACTTGGTAAATTAATTTCATCTTCATTGTCTGAAGGTGCTGATCTTCAACAATCACTCGGTGGTGTTGAAACGCTGTTCAAAGAAAATGCGGATAAGGTAAAAAAATACGCTGCAGATGGTTATAAAACTGCAGGTTTATCTGCAAATGCTTATATGGAAACTGTAACAGGTTTCTCAGCATCAATGATTAAATCATTGAATGGCGATACTAAAAAAGCAGCTGATTTATCTAATCAAGCTATTGTAGATATGTCTGATAACGCAAATAAGATGGGTACAAATATTGGAGATATCCAAAACGCCTATCAAGGTTTTGCAAAACAGAACTATACAATGCTTGATAACTTGAAGCTGGGCTATGGTGGTACAAAAGAAGAAATGCAACGTCTTTTGACAGATGCGCAAAAGCTTACTGGACAAAAGTATGACATTTCAAACTTTGCAGACATTACAGAAGCTATCCATGCTATCCAAACTGAGATGGATATCACAGGAACAACTGCAAAAGAAGCAGCAACTACTTTTAGTGGGTCATTTGATTCCATGAAAGCTGCACTATCCAATGTATTGGGTAATATGTCACTGGGTAGAGATTTACAAGGCCCATTAAATGCTTTAGTTACAACAAGCTCAACTTTCTTGTTTGATAACTTTATCCCTATGGTAGGGAATATATTTAAAGCCTTACCTGGAGCGCTGAGTACTTTAGCAAGTGCAGCTGGAAAAGCACTCTCAGAAAAATTAGGGCTTGGTATTGGTCCAGGACTTAATAAAACAATGGCTAGTATTCAAAAATCTCTTGCACCCCTCAGTGGTATTTTACAAGGAGCTTTTAAAGGTATTGGTCCAATGATGAAAGGAGTTATATCAAGTCTAACTCCCTTTGGAAATGTTCTTGCAAGTACATTGTCAACCATTCCGAAGTTATTCAGTAATATAATTACAAGCTTAACTCCTGTAATGAGTTCCCTAGGAACAGCATTCCAACAAATACCTACACTTTTGACAACTGTTGTTGGTGCAATAGGGCCAATAATATCTAAAATTGGAACTGCCTTTACTCAACTTGATTTTAGTGGTATCCAATCACTTATCACTGCAATTCTGCCAGCACTTCAAAATGGCTTTGCAACTGTAATGGCTATTGTTGGTCCAGCACTTGATACTTTGATTAGTTCATTTGTCAAGATGTGGAATGCCATTCAACCGCTTGCAACTGTATTAGCTGGTGCTCTTATGCCAGCACTACAAGTTTTAGGTTCTTTTGTTGGTGGGGTACTGAAAGGAGCATTGCTTGCACTGTCTGCAACCTTTGATACGATTCGTGTTGTTGTTGGTTTTTTAACTCCAATCATACAAGTAGTAGTCAATGTATTTAAGCAATTTGCACCAGTACTTTCAACAGTTGCACAATGGGTAGGTATGGCTATTGGATTCTTTGCAAATCTAGGCGCTGCAGGAACATCGCTCAAAGCATTAATTACTAGTGCATGGACCAACATACGTTCAATAATTTCAACAGTTGTTGGTAGTATTGGTTCTGTTATTAATACCGCTAAAAGTGTGTTCAGTAGCTTTGGTTCTGCAGGAAATGCATTGAAAAATATTATTTCTAATGCATGGAATGCTATGCGCTCTGTTGTTTCTGCAGTCGGTGGTGCTATCGGTTCGACTGTGAACAGTATTCGTTCATTCTTTAGTGGATTGGGCGGAGCTGGTAACTCTATGAAATCAGTTGTATCTGGAGCATTTAACGCAATGCGAGGTGCAATTTCAGCAGCAGCATCAGGGATATCAGGGATAATTAGTGGCATTAGAAATGCATTTTCTAGTCTAGGAAATATTGACTTGATTGGAGCAGGTCGTGCGGTTATCGATGGTTTCATTGGTGGGTTGAAAAGTGCTTGGGAAGCAGGTAAGAACTTTGTAGGGGGAATTGCGGACTGGATCAAGAAGAACAAAGGACCAATTTCTTATGACAAAAAAATCCTTATTCCAGCAGGTAAGGCTATCATGGGTGGATTTAATGATAGCTTGATGGAACATTTTAAAGCCGTGCAGAAAAATGTTTCTGGAATGGCTCAAAAAGTACAAACAGCATTTACAGATGGTATTGATACAAGGCTTTTACAAGACGATGTTTGGCAAGATACATTCAATGTTGGAAGTGGTGCTAACATTGTAGCAGCACAGAAAGTTGTAGGAAGTATTCCAATTGATCAAGCAGGGCAAGAACAAGCCAAAACTGAAATACATGCACCAATGACTGTTGTTGTTCGTGAAAATCCATCAGAACGGGAAATTGTTCGTCAGCAACAATTACAATGGCAACAAGCTGCATATGATTTTTAGAAAGGAAAGATTATGGCCAAACTTCCGAATGTGGAAATATCTTATAAAAATACTTTAGATCAAGAAATAAAAATGGACCGTTTTGGTCCTTTTTATCTGACAAGTTATGAGGGCTTTGGATCGCCCGAAAATGAAATAAGCTCACAGAAAATATTTGGTAAAAGTGGTCAAAGAAAAACTTCCAGCTCACTTGCTTACCGGGATATGTCTGTAGGGCTTGCAATCAAAGAAGAAAGTTTTGAATCATTAAAAGATAAAGAACATCAAGTCATGGCAATTATTAACCCAGAACTTGCAGGAACTTTATTTATTCGAATTGATGAAAACTTATACAGCATAGATGCTGAAGCTATAAAAGGTTATGAAGGTAGCAAAGATAGTAGTGCTTCAACTTCATCATCTATCATGCAATTTAGAGCTTTAGATCCAGAGTGGCGTGATGAAAATATTAGAAACAAATCAATACCGCTCTCAACAAATGATAATAAACTTAAATTCCCATTATCAATTACTCCTGATTTTGCTTTTGCAACAATTTCACCAGGGCAAATTGTAAAAATTTTGAATAAAGGAGACTTTGTCGTTGGATTTGAATTAAATATTCAATGCAATGCTGAAGTCACTAATCCTCGAATTTACAATGTAGTCACACAAGAATTCTTTGGCTGGACAGGTACTTTTGATGCTGGAACAGTAATCTATTTGTCCACAATTCATGGAAAAAAGAAAACCTGGTATCAAGATGATACTGATCCAGAAGCGACTAATGCAATGGGAACTCGTATGGCTGGTTCATCATTCTTTGGATTAGATAATATTGAAGCTAACAACCTTGTAGTACAAGCAGATAAAGGTGAAGAGAATATTCTTGCGACTATCTCTTTCACACCATTGATAATTGGAGTTTAATTATGGATATTGAAGTATTTAAACGTGTAGGAACAAGCGGATTTACATTTGAATCAGCAGGTATCATAGATACTTTTGATTCTTTAACTGTGAACTGGAGATATTACACATATTCTCAGTTTTCTTTGAAAATATTGCTTGAAGATGTTCAGAAAATTATTTCTTCTGATGATGAAGAATCATTAGAAAAAAGAAATATCCTTACTTCACTTTATACTGCAGATAATATTTTAAACATTAATAATGTTTATTTCTATATTGATCGTGTAACTTGTGATGACTCCACAAAAGGGAGTTTAGTTGTTTCTGGTAAGTCTTTAAGAGCGAAAGCCTTAAAACGCATTGTATATCGCATATATCATCAGACGAAGAAACCGGAACAAATTATTTATGACCATCTCAACAATGAGGTTGTAAATCCAAGCCAAGCAAATCGCAAAATACAATATCTTTCAATTGCAGCACCAGCTGCACTTTCAACAACAAATGTTGACTATCAAAACTCTTATGGAGTAGTTTCTGATGAAGTAGATAATCTTTGTTCTACTTATGACCTAGGTATTAGAGAAGTAGGTACAAACTTACAAACACCTCATAATAAGCTTGAAATTGTAAAGGGCCGTGATTTATCGGATATCGTTGAATTTAATGTTGATTTTGACAACTTACTTTCAGAAAGCTATGAGTCCTCTAATTTTGATGAAGCCACAATGGCTTGGGTGTTTGGTGAAGGAGAAGGAACAGCACGTATCAATGTTAAATTGAATGATGCTCTTTCAGGTTTAGAACGAGAAGAAATTTATGTTGATGCAAGAGATATCCAAAAGCAAACACAAGACGGTAATGGTAAAGATATTACTTTAACAGATGCTCAGTATAAAGCAGCATTAACAAGTCGAGGCATTTCTAAGCTGGCAGAACAAGAAGCTGTTTTGACATTAAATGGCGACATAGATTTAGAAACGGAGCTATTTGTATATGGCAAAGATTATCAATTGGGTGATCGTGTGCGCTTTACAAGTAAACTTTTCAACGTAACAAAAACATCTGTCTTGGCGGGAATTGACGAAACATGGGACGAGACAGGGCATCATATGTCTCCATTGTGGGATAAAGAAAGCCCAACTGTCTTTGATATTATAAGAAGGAGATTAAACAAATGACACAATATAGTTTTCCGTGGAATGACGTCAACGGAGACCGACTTTATGATGCAGAAGATTTCATGAGATTTTTTGCAGTATTTCTTAAAACAGGCGTTGTAATGTCGTTTAAAGAAGGATTGCGTGTTCGATCTGCACAGAACGGTATGAATATTCAAGTTGGGGGAGGTTCTGCTGTTATTGGAGGAGGCTCGTACTTAAACGATGAAAATATTGCAATTCAAGTTAATGTTGCTTCATCAGTGCAAAATCGTACAGATTCAGTTGTTTTACGTATGGATAAGAATGCTCGAGATACATATCTTTACTATAAACCAAGTGACACAACGGTTGTTCGCAATGATATCTTGTTTGAACTTCAACTTGCAACCATATCTGTGAAGATGAATGCAACACAAATTACCGATGCGGATATTACAGATATGCGGAGTAATCCAACAGTCTGTGGCTGGTCTACACCGTTTGATAATATCAATGTGGATGGAATTGTAGATCAATACAAAGGGATATTTGCACAAGCTGATGTAGAGTTTCAAGCGTGGTTTCAAAATTTGAAAAATCAATTGGATGATAACCAAGCGGCAAATATCCAAAACCAGATTGATGCAATAAATGGCGTTATTGTTCAGAAAGATATCCCAGATGGAGCAAATCTTGATGATTATAAAACAGAAGGTGAATTTTCAAAGAAAACACCAACTGTAGTTGAGGGAGCACCAGAAGGAGTCACTGGTGCTTTTCGTTTATCTGTTCGAACAATGCTTGGTTCAAGTGGGGTTTTTCAGACTCTTTATGACTATGCTACACGTTCGATGTATTATCGGATTGGGAATACTACTCTTGGTTTTAATCTTCCCTGGCAAAAGGTAGTTACAGATGTAGAGGATGTTCCATGGACAGACTTAACACCAGGCACAGGGGTTTTAGTTCCTTCTGATGCAACGTTAAAATACCGGATAAAGTCAGGATATATCACTATTGTTGCTTCAAATGTTCAGACAACAATTGATAGTAATGGTCAAAAACTTCTTACAGCACTTCCGCTATCATTATTTAGCAAATTCACATTTGTTGGAACAATTTTTACAGGAAATGCAACAAATGTTTGGCGAGTAGGAATTAGTGGTTATAACTTATATGTTGCAGGAACAGCAGGTGTACGTTCTAACTATGTCAGTTTTTCTGTAACACTACCAATAAACTAAAAAAAGGGAGATATAAATTGGAAGAAATGTTTAGACATACTTGGATATTATTCATGGATGTCTTAGAAAATTGGCCGGCATTGGTTACTGTGTCATTGATTTTGAGTTGGCTATATCGCAGGTTCACGAAACAGCAGCAATGCCAACTTAATGATATTCAAATGCATATCAAGCGTATTGAACTGCTACAAGCTATCAATCATGATTATGGTCTCCAAGTTGTAGGTGGAATATTCGATGAATACGAAGCCTTGGGAGGCAATCATTATGCACATGATCAATTTGAACTGTATAAAAAAAAGAAAATGGAGGAAAAATAATGTTTACAAAAACATTTTTGAAAGACATTTTAGAACGTGCAGTAAAGACATTTGCACAGTCAATGGTTGCAGTAATGACTGCAGGAGCTACAGGTATACTCGATGTAGATTGGATAAATGCCTTAAGTGTATCATTGCTAGCAACCATTGTTTCAGTGCTTACATCAATTGGAAGTGGAACAGTGGGCGATCAGTCAGCAAGTGTTATTAATCTTAACAAGGAGAATAAATGATAATTCTAGGACTCTGGGTGCTGTTCATGTTCTTATTCGTAGGTGTTGTTATCATTACTGAAAAAATAAAGGAGAAAAAGAAATGAGTAAAATTTATGATCTAGCGGTTGCAAAACTTGGGCAAGTTGTAGACTTTGATGGGATGTACGGCGGACAATGTGCAGACCTTTCTACATATGTAGTCTATTGGGCCACGGGGGCACGTATTACAGGCAATGCGATTAATACGGTTGATGTTAATAATATTAATGCTATTAAGGCTAAAGGAATGACACCACAAGTATTTATGGCTTCTGGTGGTTACTATCCTATTATTCCTCAAAAAGGGGATATCTTGGTAGAAAATCCAAATAATGGTGGATATGGCCATGTTTTAATTGTAGAGTCAGCAACAGCTACTACAGTAACAGCTATTGAACAAAACTATGATGGATCAGCTCAAACAGCAAGTGCTAAAGGTGTAGAACGTCGAACACGTGCTTATCTGACACCGTATGCAATCTTACGTATTCCAGATGCAAGTACACCGTCTCCCAGCGGACAAGGTGCGGGAACTTATAAAGTTACTGCATCGGCACTTAATGTACGTGATTATCCATCAACCAAGAAGGGTAAAGTGGTTGCTGCTTACAGCCTTGGGCAAAGCGTAAACATCAGTGAGGTAATTACTAGTGAAGGTATAAAATGGGGGACTTACACATCCTACAGCGGAGCTAAACGATACATAAGTATGGACTATTTAAAAAAATAAAAAAACACCTAGCTTTATTGCTAGGTGTTTTTTTTTATTTAGTTTTAACACCTTTGATAGATGAAACATTATAGTACTTCGCCATCCATACATTAAACCATGATTTTGGATTACCGCCAAGATAAGCAGTTCCGTTGTAAGGATTATATAATGAATGAGGTGGGGTTAATAGCGGTACTTTTATTTCTTTCTTAGGATCAGAAGTTTCTATTATTCTAATCTGGTTGTCGACTTCTAGATGGCTTTTGTAAAGATCATTGAAAGCATAACTATAAACTATGATACTTATAGTTACTAAAGATATGGAAAGATATTTTTTTAATGGTATAAATCCAGAGATATTGTTCAATAAATAGACAATTGCAATTATTAGCAGGATGTTGGAACCAAATAATGTACGAAGTGGTTGCTGAGGTGCAAGGACAAGACTAAATATAGAAGAAAAATGACCAATTAACAATATAGTGGTAAAAATTATATTAGATTTAGAGTACTTATTTTGATATATCAATACAAAAATAAACAAAATTAGTATTAAATAAGCGAAAAAGAAGTGAGTGACACTCTCAGAGTAAACATGTACAAGTCTATCTTTTAGTAAATCAAAACTAATTTCTTGATGTCCTCTTTTTTGAGAACCTGGAGATGTAAACATAACAAGATAACCCACACAAGAACTTAAAATTCCTACTATTCTCCAGGCATCTAATGATTTAGAAGATAAGTATCTCCATAATACTAATAAAACAATAACAAGAATTATTGCTGGACCAGAGTTTTCATTTGTAGCACCCGATATAAATCCAAGAAATATGGCTGTTATATAAGTTACTAAATTTGATTTTTGAGTTTTTAAATTAAATAAGAGAAACGAAGAATATATTATAGAAGTCCATAAGTAATTGCCTGCACCCGATAGCCAAAGTACACTTTTACCAAACTCAGGTGTAAAAAGCCAAAGTAAGGTGAAGATAAATATAAATGTTTCAAGTTTATTATTTATATTAGCAACTTTTTTTAGTATAGAATATATTATGAAACCCAATAATATAAAAATTAAGCTGTTAAAAAAATTAAAAATAATTTTATTATATTGCATAAAGAACTGTACTATAGAGTGGGCTACAAATCTTCCATTCCATAGTTCATAATGAGATATTTGTGATCTAATGATACTAAAAATACCATCTATTTTTTCTGGATTTGCAGTTGGTAGATGGGATTTAAATATGAATCTATAAGCGTAGTCATCCGATGTATAGTGTGTTATACAATTTAATATAAATATTAACACAAACATACATGTCATCATTAATATACCAAGTAAGTTTTCTTTATTTTTTCTTAACATATGATTCTTTCTAAATTATTGCTGTAAATATTATAGCATAACTTTAGTTTTACGTTTTATAAGAATCAAAATATATTGTTACATTGGCTAGTTACATTAGAAATACTACAATAGACTATGATATAATAAGCATTGGCATATCATAAATTAAAATTACCAGTAATATAAGAACACAATTTACAATAAAGTTGATGGATGGAGAAATCGTGTTAAAGTTATCAATTGTAGTACCAGCGTATAATGAGGAAGAAACCCTAGAATTATTTGTTAATGAAGTTAATAAACAGACAGAAAAATTATCTTTAGAAAAAACTTTTTACTTTGTTAATGATGGGTCAGTTGATAATACGTTAAGTATTTTAAAAAAACTTTCAGTAAATAAAAATATTAAATATATTTCTTTCTCTAGAAATTTCGGAAAAGAAGCAGCGTTATTAGCGGGGTTAAGAGCAGCTGATGGAGATTTGATAACAGTCATGGATGCAGACTTGCAAGACCCACCAGAAATGTTGAATGAAATGTATATTAAAATACAAGAAGGGCACGATATAGTGGGGACTTGTCGTGTTTCCCGAGATGGAGAACCACCAATTCGTTCTTTTTTTGCTAAAACTTTTTATAAAATTATCAATAAAATATCTGACACTGAAATGGTTGATGGGGCTCGGGATTTCAGATTAATGACTCGTCAAGTTGTAGATAATATTTTAGAACTTGAGGAGAGAAATCGTTTTTCAAAAGGAATATTTAGTTGGGTAGGATTTGATACAATTTATCTTCCATACGAAAATCATGAACGTGTTGCAGGAACAACTTCATGGAATTTTTGGGGACTTGTTAAGTATTCAATTGATGGCATTGTTAACTTTTCAGAAGTCCCTCTTAATCTTGCCACTTTTGTTGGGGTTCTCAGTTTCTTAGCATCAGTTGTAATGGGAGTATTTTATTTCGTACGTACTCTTATTTGGGGAGATCCTGTCAATGGATTCCCAACTCTTGTAATTCTCATACTATTGTTAGGGGGGCTACAACTTTTATCTCTTGGGATTATTGGAAAATATCTTGCTAAAGTGTTTCTAGAAACTAAGAAAAGACCTAATTATATTATTAAAGAAAGTAATATTACATATAAATTAGATTAAGTATTAAAATTCTTTTGATAGCATTTTTCTAGTTTTAGTCTTTTTTATCACTGGTTAAGAAATTGGTGAACGAATATTGATTATTTTCTGAAATATATTAGATTAGAAAAAGTAATAAAGATCATGTTTTACTTGCATGTATGAAATAGGGAACCCACACATCGTATAGTGCTACTAAGCGATACTTAGGTATGGATTAATTTAAATTATATTTATTAATACATCAACACATTCCCAACAATATGAGTCGTTTGATAATACTTTAAGTATGATATAATTAAACGTATTTGCAAAATTACGAAAGGTAATATAAGTGGAAAAAGTTATCATTGCTTTGTTTAAAGGCGAGAAGTTAAAAAAAGAAAATAGTTTAAATTTGATAAGATTATTTTTGGCATTAGTAGTTGTGTATGCTCACAGTGCAACTTTAGGAGGTTATGTCATCAATACTACTTTATTTGGTAAAGGTATTGGATCTTGGGCTGTATTTATTTTTTTTGGAATTAGTGGTTATTTGATAACAGCAAGTGCTTTTTCTAACGATATTACTACCTATTTTTCAAAAAGAATTGTTAGAATATTCCCAGCTTATCTAGTTATCCAATTTATTACAGCGTTTATATTTGCACCTGTCGTATATCTTATTGAAAATGGCACACTGAATCATTTATTTACAAGTTCAAAAACTCCGATAGGCTATTTTATTGGTAATTCTATGCTTCGAGTAAAAACTTATAATATAACTGGAACATTAACTCATAATGACTTTCCTTCAGCTTGGAATGGTTCTACGTGGACTTTATGGAATGAATTTATTTGTTATATCTTGATTGCAATTGTGGTTAGTTTAATTATTAAAAAGAAAAAAGTCCATATAATGACTATGTTTTTTGGATGGATAGTTCTAAGTTATCTTTCGGGACACTTAAAAGGAGCTATGGTAATATTCGGGAATGGTATAGTGAATGTAAAGGATTTTATTCCACTTGCAGCAGTATTTATGGCTGGAGCATTACTTTATACATTACGTAAATATTTAGTATTTAATGTTTTAGGTGCAATAATTTCAGTGATTATTAGTGCCTTACTAATTGTTTTAGTTCCAGACAGTGGTTATCAATTTGCAGCTCCATTTATTATGTTTATAATTTTTGTTATTGCAAATAAATTACCTTCACCTAGATGGATTATGAAGAATGATTTATCATATGGGGTTTATCTAATTTCTTTTCCGATTCAACAGCTTATTGATTTTTCATTAATTAGAACACATGCGGATATTCCATTTTCTGTCTTCTTTTTACTTTCTTCTGTAATATCAATTTCTTTAGCCTATTGTAGTTGGAGTTTAGTTGAAGCCCCAAGTCTTGAAAAGCTAAGAAAACCAACTATACACCAAGTCGAACTTTCTCCTAAACATATTTCTAAAAGACAATATCGCAGAAGAGCTATTCATAGTTAGGTAGAAATAGTACTCAAATATAATTTCCCTTATTGTTTTTATTAATAAAGTTTTGGGATATACTTTGATTACACAGATCAATATTTTCAGCTTACTCTTCCATATAGGAAGGGTTTTTAAATTTTTATAGTTTATTATTTATTTTTGACATAGTGGGGATACTATGTTATAATTAATACATAAAATTAAGGAAGGAGGATATATGAAGTACAAACACAACAAAAAAGAGCCTTGGTCAAGAGACCAAAAGCTCGTAGTTGTAGCGATTGTGACACCAATCGTAACATGGCTACTTGATAAAATAATCAAGTAACTACAACAAGTAGGCGAGGGGCTAGGCCCAACGCTTACTTTCTAGTACTATCATATCAAAAATAACATGAAAAATAAACAGAAACAACCATGGACAAGCTTTCAAAAAACTTTAGTAGCAATTATAATTGTTGAAACATTAATTTTAGTATATGTGCTATTAAGCAAACTAGGAGTTTTTTAATATGGAAAAAGAAACTAAAAAAAGAAAAGCAGTATATAATCCTGAAGCAGATAAAAAATGGGCGGAAAAAAATAAAGAGCATAAGAGTTATCTTAAGTATCGATCAACAGCACGTAGCTTTATCAAAAATAAAGCAACTCTTGATGATTTAGAAGAACTAGAACATCTGATTGAGGAACGTGAAAATTATTTAAAAAAATTTGAGGAGGTGTAAAAGGAGGGGAAATTTTCAAAAAAACTCTATTTTAAAGTATATAAAAAACTCCCCTCGCCTCCATTGACCAGTCTATATAGATTCTTATAGACTAAAAAATCGCTCTGTTGAGCGGTTTTTGTTTTTCGTAAATAGATGAAAATAGTTGAAAACTAAAAAAAGACAGACCCCAAAACAGACCCAAAAACAATAAAAAAACTAGCCTATTTTAGCTAGTTAAAAATCAATATATGCTGAGAATTTGTCTCCGATATTATCTTTAGCAAATTCTGTAATGTGAGTATAAACATTCATGGTAGTTTTTAAATCGGAATGTCCCAAACGATACTGAACTTGTTTTAAACTCATACCTGAATCAAATAATAGGCTCGCATGAGTATGTCTAAATCCGTCCTGGTACTCGCCAAAGTTTAGTACGGATTTTTTAGTTTATCCTAAGCCAGATTGTGATTTATTAGAAAGTAACCAAGAATTATCAGCTTGTTTCACAAAATTTAAACTAACTGATTTATAATTTTCTGCTCCCATATTATCCCATGTTACATATTTGGTTGTATAATCTCCCGAAGTAGTCTCAGATGAATTAGCAGGTTTACCAAATTTTTGTTCTAATGTATTATAATTTGTTCCACCAACACCAGTAACAGTATCCCCAACTAATAAAGAATCATATTCTGTTTTACTCCACAGAAAGCTATCCTCAGCTTTTTTTTGAGAACTAGATATAGCAGTGTCTACAGCTTTACTTGCATCATCTATTGACTTAGAGTACATTGATTGTGTTGCTAAAACAATTACCATTGCTAATATTGAAATGACAGTACCAACAATACTTAAAGTCTTTTTGTTTTTACGATTTATAATAATTGCAATAACTCCTAAAATAATTGCAAGAACAGCTAAAACAGCAGCAAAGTTATTGACGATAGGCACCCAAGATAATAATAAAGCTAAAATACCAATAATAAGTGCAATGATGGCTATCGCTTTCTTTTCTTTGTTTTCCATTAAAATTTTCTCCTTACCCTTTTATCGTGATTAGCGCACGTCTTTTTTATTTAGTGAAAATTTTCACCAATATAATTATATAAACAAGTGACATAACTTTCAAATATTTATGGGAGCTTTTAGCGGATGACTTTGTTTAAATAAATTACTGAGATTAAAAAGTGTACATATTGTAATTTTTGTTATATATCTTCTAAACTTTATGAGATAAACTTATTAAGCTTCATTGTATTCTTTATATATTTTGTTATAGGAACTTCCTATAATTTCCATTAATAATATAAAGTATTGAAATTTTCCTCCTCCATCTTTGAATAAAAACAAAAAAACACTCCCTAAGGAGTGTTCACAAAAACCTATCGCTAATTTACATACTCTCCTAAAATTATAAAACCGACCTATGCTCAGAGCGACCAAGAAGGTAGTCAAGTGAGACATCAAAATAATCTGCTAGAGCTATACAATTACGAATTGAAGGTAATCGATTGGATTCGTACCTTTGCCATGTCGCTTCGGTAACTCCGAATTCTTTTGCTGCTTGCTTTTGCGTTATAGCTTGTTCCATGCGAAGTAATTTCACGTGATTATTAAATAATTCCATTCAGTTTTCCTTAATAATTTTAATTTATCTGTTTATATTATATCTAAGTAATATTAATAAATAAACTGATAAGTGACCTAAAATAGCGTAGAGGAGAATGGAAACCATCAAAGCAACTGATAATTTTACACAAAAAAGCTACCTAGGCAGAAAGGTAGCTTCTTGAGATGTATTAATTATATTATTTGAAATCTGCCTATACCGATTATAACATTGAGCTTCTTGAAATGTTGTTTTTGAGATTGTAGGTTAAAACTATCATTATGTGAAGGTGGTCGTTTGTGCTTTGATTTATATTGTAATAAAATAAAGATAAGGAGTTTAATTATGAAAAAAATTACATTACTATCTATTGTCACTTTAGCTTCTTTAACACTCGTAGCATGTTCATCAGAAAAAAATCAAAAGTTTAATACATCCGTGCCTAAAAAAGAAGAAATTAGCAAGAAATCGGAAAAAGAATCGCAAAAGCCAGCACAAGATGTGAAACAACAGTCCAAATCTTCATCTGAAACTCCGCAGGAGTCGAGTACAGATATACAGCAAGTAGAACAACAGTCCGAAACTTCATCTGAAACGTCGCAAGAAACGAGTACAGATACCCAACAGTTGGATCTTGATGAAGAAGCTATTTTAAATGGTGATTTTACCACATTAGTTGGTACTTGGAAAGCTGGTAATGGAAATATACTAGTAATCAATTCAGATAAAAGTGCAAGTATTAACGAAGAGCCATACGCAATCACGATTGATTCTGCCGATGGGACTCAGAAATACTTAAGTATAAGAAAAGCATCGGGTGTTGCACGTTCTGGAGCAGCAATAGAGATGCTAAAAATTGGAGAGTTAAATAAATACGGTGATCAGTCTGATACTTCTAAACCAAGATTGCTTTTGGTCCAAGGGGGATTTAATAGCCCTGCTGCGGATTACTTTTATAGAAACTAATTTTCCATATATAAAAGAAAAAATCACATACAATATGTGATTTTTTTATCAGCTAAAGACTACAAACTTGGAGGTAGACTGCCTAGTTGTAATTATATGGTATATATGTATTCGTAGTAGTATCATAGTGAACGAGATAAAAAGTGCCATCAGGCAGAACTTGATATATACCAGCGGTACCACTACCACCATTTTCAACCCATTTTTTAATATGGATATGAATGATAACTGAATTGTCTTGTTTGTGCGCACCGTAAAGTATATCAGGGTCGGCAAAATAAGATTTTAGATAGTTAAGAGCCGTTTCCTCACTAAAATTACGAGTATCTAACCGCGCAGCAAATGTAAAAGTAGTAGGGGCAGCACTGCTATCAGTGATGCGTATTTCTTCAATCTTGCTCGCCGCTTCATTGAAATTTATTTCAACTTGTCCTTTGTTGAATTGATAGATTTGTGTGAAAGGTGGAGTATCTGTTTTAGACTTAAAGGTGCTTTCATTAATGATAACTGGCCCCACATCTTTTTCTTCATTAGAATAATATTCGATATTATTTGGAGTGATTATTAATTTCTCTCCCGTGATGCTTTTATAAGCTCCATAAAAGGTTGAGTAATCACCTTTTAAGACCTTCTCTAAAGACTCGGGATAGCTTTTCTCTTCGGTGCTTGACGATGAACTTTTGGATGTGGAACTGGGAGCTGTGCTTGGTGAGATAGCAGAAGACTTGGAAGGCTCCTGACTTTCTTGAGCAAAATTAGATGTATCATCTTTTGTCTTAGTACCGCATCCAGCCAGTAAAATAAAGGGCATAAATGCTAAAATAATTTTTTTCAT